GCAACATTTAATTCAATGCCAGCAGCAGTAAAGGTCCCCATATTTTTAGCCATCTCTGGAAAACTATAAATAGTTTTATCAGCATAGGTATTCATTTCTTCAAGTATGTCGTTAACTTGCTGTAATGTGGTACCTTTTGATGCAGTATTTGCCATAATTGTTTGAATGGCATTCATCTGGGTTTCATATTCTGAAAAACCCTGCTTTGCTGGTTGGGATATAGATTTCCACATCTTATTTCCCAATTCCACAACAGCATTTGTAAGATTCTGTAAAACTGTAAAACCGATAACTCCTAGGACAGAAAATTTACTAGATATATTTTGAACACCTTCAGCAATTGGACCTATATTGAAGGCTCTTCCTGCACTAGCAAGATTATGTAAACCTTTAGCTTGTTCACTAAGATCTAAACCCTTTTTTAATTTATCTAGAGAATCAGTACTTTGTTTTACTCCGCTTTCAAATTGCTTATTATCAAATCCTAAATTAATAGCACGATTGTCTACAGTATTGCTCATAACTTGGACACCTCCTTCCATATAGTATCTGCAATGCCATTTAATATGGGCTTCATAGCTGGATTTATATAATCAATACCTTGAACATATGTGCCACCTTTTTTGCCATGTCCATATTGAATAAGAATTGCGGGCATAATACCGTTTTCTTCATGAGTGTTAAACCAAATTATTTTATAATTTCCTCGAGTTACTTCAATTCTATAATCCCACGAAGAAGCAGTTATTCCTGTGTCTTTTGGTGTAGCTAAAGTTAGAGCACTAACTCCTTGCTTTCCATATTGCGCAAGAATATTATTTACTTTTAATTTTTGTGCATTATTAAAAAATCTTTCTGTGTTCTTAAAATCACCTACTTGTTTAATAGTAATCATATTATCCTGCCGTATTTAATTCTTTTTTACGAGCTTCATTAAGAGCTCGATTACGTGCATAGATATTTCCTTTACCAGTCTTTTTCTTAGGTTGATTCTTAATATTACAAACATTAATAAGTGTAAGCAATCTATTAAGATGCCATTTTTGGCATTCAAAAGGTATAGTAAGAGCAACCATCCAATAATAAATAATTTCTGCCGTGATTATTTCTCTATTAATAATATTTTTATTATCATCACTAAATGTTGTAGCAGTCATTGGTGCTTCGATATATGCACTTACTTCATTAATAATTTCGTTAGTAATGCAATTATACACATCGAAATCAATATTTTGTGTAACAGTCATGCAACGAATATAGTCAATAGTTTCTTCAGACGTTTTTTCCGTTTTTGACATAAACGGTTTACACCATTTTGACTCCCATTTTGATAAGGAGACTAGAGAATGTTCTAACTGCAAAACTTGTTCTTTTGTCTTAACAAATTCATTAGTTTTCTCATTCCATAACTCTGTAGCAGGAATAGTAATCTGCAACATCTCTAGTCTCCTTATAATTTTCTATGATTTAGGTGGAGGATTACTTGTAATGGGAACAATTCCGTTAATAAAAGCAGTCGCGGCCTCAGAACTAGTAGCTAATTCCATAAACAAATTGCTATAAGCCTGTGTTTGCATAAAGGCATTGCGAACATCGTTGTTCTTTACGAAGTATTTTCCATCCGGAGATTTCTCACCATATGCTTTACCAATAATTTCTTTGAACATGAGGACAATAGTTTCATTATCTTCAGCTTCAATTATTTTATTGATCTTTGCAGCGAGACCACCTTTTGTCGAGAGTTCCATCTCGGCAACTTCAGCCTGTGTAAGGTTGAAATAAAAGGTTTCAGTACGTTCATTTCCATCAAAATCTACATAAGTAATTGTCTTTTTAAGCATGTTCATTCTCCTTTCAATATTTTAATTGCACTCAATTGTAAGTAACCCGTATTCATTTGCACAAGCATTCTCAATTACACATCCTCTTGCTTCTCTCCACCCTTTAGCGAAATACGCAACATCCGCTTTTGACATAAGAAGTATAGATTTCCCAAGATACCAAAGAGGTTTTGCATCATCAGGAGCATCTTTTATAAAAGAATCAATAAGATTGACTTCGTCGCCAAATGAATTTCTTACTTCGTCAACGGCTGTTTCTCTTGCTTCTCGAATTTCTTTTTCTGTTTTTCCCTTCATTGGTTGACTAATAAATAGGTTTATCATATACTTCTCCTTAAAAATAAAAGGAGCCCTGAGATATTTTCCCAAGGCTCCTAACTAAAAATATCTTTAGACCGTTGCTAACAATGTATGAACTGCATCTGGAAGTGGAAGATTCGCAACGCCACTTGTGGCATCACCAAATAGTTCATCTTCAAGAGCAGCTAGACCATTCACTGTTGATGTAATTGAATCTACAATAAGTAAAGAAGTTGGCTGTAAACCAGTAACAAGCGTTGGAGTAGTGGCAATTTCCCAACTAAAAGTAATGGCTTCAGGAGATTCATTAATAGAAGCATATGCTTTTTCTGATGGGGAAGCTAAACAACCATAAACTAAATGGAGTTTATAGCCAAGGTCTTGTCCACCAACATCATTACCCAACTTAGTCCGATAAACTAGACCAAATTTCTTTCGAGGTTGCTGCGAAACTATCGCACCTGGATGAAGCTCAGCAGATCCATCACATTCGCCAAATTCTTCTGGATAAGTATAAGCCTCAAGTGTTGCAGCAAATTCCTCAGCCGACATCAAAGTCAAATACTTAATATTATCTGCATAAAGAGCAGATGGTTCTGCACCTGAAGGACTTTCTGTAACAGCTGTCAAACCATTCCAGGGAACACCCAAAGGATAAGCACCATTTGCATCCATAACATACAGAACACCTTTGTCAACACCGGTTTCAAAATAACGTTTACCGGTTCCATCCCAAGTAAGTCTTGTCATTTTATTTTTTCCTTTTAAAAATAGATTACGAAAATATTATGATTAAGATTATCGGTAACAAAATGTCTATCAAACACACATTTTTGTAGTAAAGCGATTTTGTCAGGAATTTCACTATCAGGATTTTTGTCTATAACTGTTAATGAATACCGTTTTTCAAGTCTATAAGGATTATTATCGGCAAATTTTGTGTCTATATCATCTAAATTATAAACAATACACGGATATTTCATTTGAACAGTAGGAGGGGGTTGGAAATATACATTTCTAGAATCCAATAAAGTTTCGAGGAGAGTTTGCAATTCGAGTCTAGTTCCCATTATACACCCCTCCCACTGTTAAAACAATACGTGGTCTCTGGATTTCAAACGATGTTATTTTCCAAGAAGACCCCATTATTTTTAAATACCGCATATTTTGACTATTACTAATGGCAAATTCATCAGCAATAATACTAAATCTATTATCAATAGTTAGATTATCGTTAACTTTTTCGCCATTTTCCCAACGTCTAGTGTTACGAAGAATATCTCCACTGCATGGACGCTCCGTAACAACTTCGCTGTATACTCCTGGCGCAGTTTCGCTTTCTTCACTTTTAGAATATCCAATCAATCCGTGAAACTTTGCCATATTAGAGCTCCTTTAAATCATTATGCCTGCGCGCGCTCGATAACGAGAGCCGCCTTAGGCAGGGTTAAGGCACCAGAGCAACGAGTTTCGATCAAATACTTGTACTGGTTGTAATCAATATCAAAATCATCGAACATACTTACAGCACCACCCTTATCAGCGCCAATAGTATAATCATAAAGATTAACGATAATAGCCAATAAGTCATACTCTAGAGTATCAGTACGATGCAAACCTTCCATAATAGGAACTTCGATAATTCGTGAAACACGAAGAGCTGCGGCAAGATCTGCTTCAGTATTATAAATACGACGACCCGTGGTATCTTTGATCAGTAGCATAGAGGTTAAGAAACTGGGACTCGTGAACATCATTGGAGTTCCAGAACCTTTATAATTAACACGACCAGCGATAATCTTATCCATAACTTCTTCTGGAAGATTATCAGTAGCAGGTAATTGAACCTTATGGGAATAAAGAGCGTCGTCCGTCCAAATTGGGCGAACAGAGGTTTCCTCAATATGATCATCAGAAGCCAAAGAACGACCATCACCAACTAGTACTGCACGTGCAATTTCCTCGTCTAGCATTACACGCATTTCCATCTTCAACCAAGCGACGATATCAAGATCAGTAATATCAACAATATCATCACGATCAAGTTTCTGTTTCTTATAGATCGTAGTCGGAGTAGTAGTACGTTTCAAAAGACCAAATACTTCGTCCTTTTTCAATTCGCCTTTAAGATAACCCATAGCTCTCGCACTTTCAACAGTAATATCTGCCTGAACGCTCTTAATACGAGAAAATGGAGTATGGCGAGTCCCATTAAGAATAGGACCAACCCAAGTCATATCACGTTTAACAAAAGTAGGTTCATTTGTTAAAGTTCGTGCATCTGGGAATAGATAATCAATATTATCAATACCATAAGTTCCAGCATGTGCAATAACAGATTGCTTTAATGATCCAAATTTAAATGCATCAGCAGTTATTTCTTTAAACTGATCATGACTTAAATGAACACGATTACTGCTATCCGAGCCGTCAAAAACATTGTTTTTCATTATTTCTTTATCTCCTTCGTTATTAGAATTTTCTTTTGATTTTTCATTTGAAACATCAGAATGTTCTGCGACTTCATCCGTTGTTTCTTCATCACCGTCTAATACCGCACCAATAATTGCATAAACAGCGGTCTTTTGCTTTTCGCTAAGAGTATCAAAAACTTCGCCAAGAGTTTCATCTTCTTCTGCTTTAGCAGGAGTATCAACATGCTTGATCTCTTCAACTGGTTTTTCTTCTTCCTTTTTCTTCTCTAATTCCAAACCAGTATAAATAATAGCTTCTTCTTCATCTGTAGTAATATTACCATCACCATGTTCAAAAGCTAAATTGTCGATCAAAGCACCTGGATTTGCTCCAGCTAAAACAAGACTAACTTCGCGAATTATACCATGAATAACGTTCTTAGATTTTTCAACTAATTGATTAGCATAGATCGATAAATATGTTACATCTCCGTGCTCAACAAGAAGTTTCCCATTCTTTCCTGGATCAGTATTATTAAACCTACAATAAGCATAAACACCATCTTCACGGTTTTCAAGTAATGCATGACCAAGAACATTTGCTGGTTCATTGTGCTGATGTTGCCAAACTAAAGGTACTATTTGACCATCATTATCCTTAAACGCATCTTTAACAATTACACGTCCGTCAGTGCATTTAAGACCGTTTTTAGTGGCATAACCACCAAAATCGAATTTTGCTTTTTCCATTATTTATAAACTCCTTCCATTTTGATTAGTTTCACTTTCTTCATCGATCGGATTCTCTTCGGTCATTACTACTGGTTCTGGTTCTGATTGGGATTGCGAATCGGGTTGATTAAGATTCTTATTACGTAATTCATCCGCGCTTGACTCAGAACTTGGCTTTCTACCTACAATTTGACGAAGTTCGTTAGATGTTAGAATTTCATTCCTAGTAAACTTGTCAGCTATATCAGCGATCTGACTAACTGGAACAAGTTTAAATGGATCTCTAAGCGCTTCAATAGACTGACCTTGAGTTCGACCGGTTTTAGTTATGAAAACACGTTTCATTGCATCTATAACTGCGGCAAGAATAGGCTCAATTGATCGATTATAGTAATTTAACATCTCTTTTTCATCTGCAGTACCATCAAAGACAGCTTTCGTTAAACCTAACTGGCTATAAAGCATACTCGTTAAGAATTCAATTTGTCCCATAAGATTATTTTCTGCAGGTCTATTCAATTGGGTAATCTTTTCCGTTCCATCAGTATAAGCAATACCATACTTTGAATCCTTTAATTGGGATTCAATATCTGCTCTTCTATTTTCAGCTTGTTGTCTTCGTGCTTCTGTTTTAACTACATATGGTAATTGAATAATTAAATCCAATTTTCCCGATCCACTTTGTTGATCTATTACATCTAAAAGATTTAATTTTGTTACTAAACGCTGTAACGTAGAATTTGGTTCATTCATTACAGCATAAAGTGGATTTTCAACAATAGCAACTACGGATTTAGGAAGTGTAATATCTTGTTTAAATCCAGTTTCGTCATTATAAAGACTAACACGAACATGTTTTGGATGCCAACTAATAATTTTTGCCGTTCGCATTGTTATAATATCATATGATCCAGTAAGATTTGGATTCATTGTTGTATCAATGGGAACTAACGCCACAACACCTTCATCACACATAGACATTACAGCATCTTGTATAAACGCACGACCTGTTTGATCTATATTTGCTTCAAGTGTAAGACAATTATTAAGACCTGAATCAATAGTTTCTAAATATCTTCCATCTTTATCAAGACGAACATGTTGAATAGGAATACCAGCTACATCTATACCAATTCTAGTATAGATAGAGGAAACAAGTGAAGTTTCTGTTCCCATTTTTAAACGAAATAAATCAGGTCTTATAGTATAACCAGGTCCAAAATTGATATATGCTTGACTAGAATCACCGTATCGAATAGCATTCCATGCATGTCGTAAACGATCACCAAATGAATTTGGCACTATGCACCACCTCCTTATTAATTTATATTTTTCTAATTATCATACATAGTCTGCCAGTATCCTCCTTTTAATAAGCCGAACCAAGAGCAATACGGCGCCAATTCTTGTCCGCAATAGTATTATCTGCAGAGCAAATATATAAATAAGTAGAACCTACCATTGCTTGTCCAGCAATACCTGTTGTTCCATCTACACCACCCGCCATCTTAACTGCAGCACCAGTAAAAGCTCCATTCGCCATAGTTTCAGCTAAGACAGTATCATTAGCTAGAACACCTGCGACATCTGCAGTTAACACAACATTATTAACATTGGCAGTTGCCGTAATAGGTTCCGTACCACTAGCATTAATGGCTGCAAGAAGATGACTTCCAGTATTAGCTGCAGAACAGTTTGTTCCACCTGCTAATGCTGTTAAACTGAAAACATTTGAACCAGATGCAAAGTTTTCAGTAGTTCCAATTGAATTACCTACAGTTCCACCAACTATTGCCGTAATAGCACTTATATTTGCATTAAAAGTGCCTGCAGTAACTAATGGATGAGGAAGATTATGACCATCACTACCATTAATGGCTGCCACAATAGCTGTTTGAGCTGAACCTAAACTAGTTCCAACACTAATTTCTGTATCTAAATTATCAGTGCCATTGGGAACAAATACGTAAATTTTTGCTCCAATGGTCATAGTATCGCCAGCAGTAGGTTGGACAGCAACAGTTAAATTATCAGTAGCATGAACTGCGTGATCTGAAATATCAATTGCTATATTTGTGGGAAGTGTCTTTGTTAGAGCACTATCTGCACAAAATTCATACATATCCTTACCAATTCTTACTGTTTCACCATCAACAGATACACCAGATACTACTAATTCCATTGTGGCATTAACAGCATTTACTGCTGAACCGACAACACCTAACTCTTTAAACCATTCGTGAAGTCTAATTTGTTCGGCTGTCAAAGTAGCAATTTGTTCTTTTGTTAAATCAGTCATTATCTTATCTCCTCTATTTTAATTTTCTCTTACTGGAATAATTATTGTTTTGTCTAAAGTTCTAGCATCATTAGTAGTGATCCTACAAGTTATCGGATAATCTTTATCTGCTATACCACCCTCTAACCAGATAGTAGCAACCGTATTAATCTTATAATCAACACCTGCTATGGTAATAGCATTCTGATTAGAAGATTTTTTAGTTAATTCAGGTGGATTCATTACTGGTAAAAACCAGGTTACAGTGAGAATTATTGCTCCTTGCAAATCACCACGATCATACTTACTACCATCGTTAAGTCCAGTCTCTTTATCACACCAAATAACAAAATATGGTTCTATATTACTAGGATCTTTATTTGGTAAATATGTTTGCATCTAACCTCCTCGTTTATCTCGCTTACGAACTTCAGCACGTTTATCTCTAAACAATACTTCAGCACGCTTATCACGAAATAATACTGTTGCTGCACGACTACCATCAGAAAAAATATATGTATATGGTTCTGCTATAATAGATTTAAATTGATCAAGATTAATAATATTAAATGCAAATAACAATATTGTAGGAAGAAGAATATTAACTCTTCCAAATGTAACTCTTTCAAAAATATCTAAATTATAGCTTGATAAGAATCCATTATTATATTCTAGACTGATACTTTCATATAAGTATCGATAAGTATCTATTAAAAATCCATATAATTTAGAAATTCTTACCTCTTCAATTATTATTAATTGAGAATTTATACTTACACTATTTAATTTAGTAAGAATTACATTTTCATTAACCTGACCTTGTGTATCTTCTAATGTTGTTATTCGATTAACACGAGAAAGACTTATATTTTCTGTCATTTGACTATGATGTTCATCAATAGTCAAATCTTTAAAATATGATAAAGTAATTTGATTATTATTAGTTATTTGATCAAGTGAAATAATAGTATTAATATGTTCTAAAGTTACTAAATCTTTCTCATTTGTTTGAGTTATTGGAATGATATTACTAATACGTCCTAAAATTACTAAATCTTTCTCATTCGTTTGAGTACCTGTAATAATAGTAATAATACGACCAAGACTAACATTATCTTTTTCATTTGTTTGAGATAGTGAAGCAATAGTAATAATACGACCTAAGTTAAGACCATCTTTTTCATTTGTTTGACCAAGTGGTGTAATGGAAACAATACGACCTAAAGTTGTTCCATCACTCTTAACTAGTTGATCAATTGGAGTAATAGTAACAATACGACCTAAGTTAAGACCATCTTTTTCATTTGTTTGACCTATAACACTAACAGTAACACTACGTCCAAGAGTAAGATTATCCTTCTCATTTGTTTGATTTGCTATATTAATATTATCAATACGTATCTGTGTTACAGTCTCTTTCAAATTTCCTACTTCGGTTTCGCCTTCTCCAACAACTTTGGTTAGGTTAACCGCATCCTGAATAATTACCTGACTAATCTCACCTTCAGTAACCGTAAGCACCTTTGTTAGTATTACAGTTTCATATGTATTTTTAGCTCTGGCATTAGTCAATATGTAAGACAATATGACTGCTTCTTCAATTACCCCACTTTCTGAGTAAGTTAATGTTAGAAGAAGTCCTATTGGAGTGCCAACGGTCATACTTCACCTCCAATCAAAGAAATAAACCATTTTTTCCTTTTATCTGAATTATGTAACTATCGCCACACCGTACTTACTTTACCACTCTTCTATATATTGATCGATCCTTCATGTTTCAAAGAAATTTTTACAATGCCATCCATTTAGTATGGTTCATTCTAGTTATATTTAATGCGCCTTTGACAGTAATACCGGCACTACTAATTAAAACATATCTCTTAGTTTTATATGTTACATCCTCAAAATTAGTATTTAAAATAATAGTCATTAGAAATCATCCCCCGCATCATTCGCTTCCCAATAATCTACTAAATATGAACCTGAGAATGCACCAGATGTGGCCCGAACTGTTCCCAAACAAGGGTGCAATATCTTTATTAAGTTATTAGTCACATTTAGGGTATCTTTCAGAGAATCAGCCACCCATAACCTCAACCTCCCTGGTGATCCAGATTCCCAATCCAACTCTATCTTATTCCAATTCGCTTGATTAGTCAAAGTCGTAAGTACCCCATTAGAAGTTATCAACCCAGTATTATCTCCTAACCCAATCTGAATGCGATAACCATTTGCTGCATAGTACCAAATATTGCACACATAATGTATATTCGTCTCATCGCTATAGTAATTTCTACATATCCTGAGATAAGAAGCCTCCGGCATGACCATTGCGTTTGGATGAAAATAAAACGCCTGTCTTATCCTAGACACATAAGGTACTCGTTTCACTCCACATGCGTGCTGGGTGGTTTGGCTTGAACTTGGTGTTATTTTACAACCATAAGAACCTTCATAGGCTGCACTCGCCGCGACTTCAATAGTTGATCCCCAATTATAAACAGCATCAAAACCTTTTACGGTGTCTTTGAGTTTATTATTCTCAAAATCAACAGGTGTCCATAGAGTTGTCATGGTTGCACATCTCCAATACACAGATAAGTATAAGTAGAACCAACACGCTGATACTGAATAGCTGGATTTTCACTCCCTAATGCTGCTTCGATATGTGCTTTTAAAGAACCCGAATCAAGATGATCAGTCACGGCAGAATATAAAGTTGTCTGTTCAACACCTCCTACAGTGATAGTAAATGACGTTCCTTGAATATGAGTAACTTTTGTCACATCGCCTTGAATTGTGTTAGCGTCTATCGTGCCAGCCAACCAATAGTCTATGCTGTCCTGAAGCCTCGCATCAGCATTTATGTAGGACCACCCAAATAACGCAAAATTATCAAAGCCAAAATCTCGTAGTTGCATCCATCTATACCTAATATCAGAAGGCTGAAAATATGTCGGATAAACACCCATTCCCGCAAAGTAAACTTTACCTGTTAAATTGAGAGTGGAGTAATAATATAATGCTTCCTCAATTGATTCATGGTATATCATAGCTGTAACCCCATCAATCAAATCGTCTGTCAGCCAATTGG